GCCGCCAGTCAGCGTGGAGCGGTAGCCGCCAGTCAGCGTGGAGCGGTCGCCGCCAGTCAGCGTGGAGCGGTCGCCGCCAGTCAGCGTGGAGTCGTCGCCGCCAGTCAGCGTGGAGCGGTCGCCGCCAGTCAGCGTGGAGTCGTCGCCGCCAGTCAGCGTGGAGTCGTCGCCGCCAGTCAGCGTGGAGTCGTCGCCGCCAGTCAGCGTGACACCGATCACAGCAACGCTTGCGGCGCGAGGTTCGTTCTCCAGCAGAAACTGGGTAGCGCTATGTTTGTCGCCGATGTGGCGAACGGTACAGGTTGGGAATTTCACTTTCCCGCCGAGCGATTTCAGGTCGCTGATCAGGGCCTCGACAACAAGCCATTTTGCATTTGGCTTGCCGATGCTGTTGCTTGCGCTGGAATCGCCCTGGCCGAACAACCATCCGTGCAGTCCATGACCGCATTCGTCGTCATCGCGCCAGTCTGGAGCGGTAACCACGGCGCCGATCTCGCTGGGCCATTGAAAACCGCCATGGCTGGTCAAGTCGGCATTGCAGGTGCGCAGAATCAATGCCGTTTCCGGCTTTGGAGTTTTCATTGGGGTTTCCTTGTCGGTTTGGCTTTCGAATGCCTCCCGGGGTTTGAGAGGCATTTGTAAAGACAGATGGCGATCCTGAAACAGCAGGAGGCCATCAGAGGTGATGCAGGGGCCGCGTTGCGCGGAGGTTGCTGGTCTTCCGCATCCCGCTGCGCACTCTGGGAATGCGCAGAAGTGATGCTTACCAGGCGCCGAACCATGCCCCTGTGCCGTGCACTACAGCCACTGGGAAGAAGATCGCGCCGGCAATCAGAAAGCCCCAGCTTGCCGCCTTGAAGCAGACAACAAGATGCGTGACCCACGACGCCAGCAACCAAACAACAATTCCAAGCCAGATAACGATTTTCATGTGCTGCTCCTGTTTGATTTCCCTGATGCGCCTGTTGCCAAGCGCATCGAGGAAATCTGTTTTCCGTGACCCGCTACTGGCTGGCCACCGGCTTGAATCTCAGATTGTTCTTCCAGCCGCGACCCTGTCCGCCAGAAAACTGATTACGGTGCTTTACGCTGCACACCCGGGTCAGTTGCCAACCCTCTGAACCGTTGAGGCCGGTTCATCGCTGCCTTGTTGCGGGCCGGTGTTTCGTTCGGCTTGGAATTAAAATTACCACTGGCATTATTACTCGTCAATACCGATGGCAATATTATTTTTCGAAGGCGAGAAAAAGCCCGCACATCGGCGGGCTATTCAATACGACTTTGATCTACATCACGGAATCACTTGCCCCATGAATACCCGTTGGCGCCGCAGTTACGGCTGAGCGAGGCAAAAATATCGTCGGCTGAATACTGCTTGAGCTGCCATGCATCAATACTGGATTGGACAACGGCCCTGCAGTTTTTTGGTAGACCAGTGTCGCCATAGGTTGGAGAACTGTTCGGATCGCCCGGCGCCGTCATACGGCCCACCATAACGCCAATAAGAAGAGCAGCGACTGCCGCCCACGGAACCTTGCTCATTCGCAGCCTCCTTGCGGTCAGTGAAATCCACCAGACCAAAACACGCGGCCTAGCACGACAAGATCCTGATCGCGGATCTGCTGTGCGGTGTATTCCTCATCTGGGTGCTCATCTCGGTTGAAGCTTCGCAATCTCATTCCTCCACCTGGCATTCTATATATTTGTTTTACGCGCAGTTGGCCGGCGTGGTCTATGGCATACATGTCGCCATCGATGATCCGCACATTGGCAGTGTCGATCGCTACCGTAGTTCCATTACGCAATACTGGCTCCATGCTGTTCCCGGTGACGGTCACGCACTTCGCGCTGTTGGGGTCTACGCCTTGATTCCTTAGGCTGATTTTCCCAAATCTCAACTTCCTGTTCGACGATTCCTGTACTGCTGTCCTACCACTTCCGGCTGATAACTCTACTTCCTTGAGGAATGGCACAGAGACCTCATCATCATCGAGCGGAGTCTCATCGTCCCACACTTCTACCGGGCCGAATAACATGGCGTTCGACATTTCATGACGTAGATCAGTACCGCCCGTCGTCAAGTTGGCTATTTCGGTGGCGAGGCGCGTACTGAAGTCGGCGACCTCAACGCCTAGCAGGCGTGCGAAAGCTGCTGCAACGCTCGTGTTAAGAGGGTTTACGCCGTTTAGGTAGTGGCTGACAGAACTCTGATTCATCTCAAGAGCATGCGCCAATTTCTCTTGGGTCAGGCCCAAGTCAGACTTCCTGGAATTAAAGATCGCCTTCAAGCGAAGACACTCTTCCTTCCTGTCTGGGGGTAGTGGTTTTTTGCTCATGTCCAAAGCTTATTCCTGCCGGTATTAATGCCGCAAATGCCATAGGTATTGTGTTTCGTAAATGCCATAGGTAATATCTGAGCCATGTACAACCATGGAGTCAGCCATGACCCGTATCCACATCGCGCAGTTCGCCCAGGAGAAGGGCCAGACCGAAGCAGCTCGCCTGCTCGACCTGACTCAAGGTGGCCTCAGCAAGGCAATCCGCCTTGGCCGTGACATCTACGTCACTCAGCACCCAGACGGCAGTTATACCGCCGAAGAAGTTCGGCCCTTTCCCTCGCAAGCGCCAGCCAAAAAATCCGCAGCCTGAATAACCATTCCACAGCCACAAAGGAGAAACACCCATGGGATACGCCAACCCAAACGACCACCGCCGTGACAAGCGCCACAAGGTCAGCCTCAACAGCACGCTCGACAAGATCACCGCGCGCGCTGCGATCCGAGCCGAAAAGCAACACGGAACCCTCCTCTACATGCTCGTTGAATGGGCCGTCGAGAACGGCGCAATCGAAGCGCTGGCAAAGGACAGGAAAGAGTCTAGCGCGGCCTGATGGGCCAAAGGAGGGCCAAGTGCTCGAATACCAAGACCTGAGTCCAGGCACGAAAGAGAAGATCGAGGAATTAGCTCAACAGAACGGATGGAGTCTCGACAGGGCAGTTGAGGAGCTGGTTATCGAAGGGATCGCCATGGGTGGTTTGACATTGGCGGTTAGGCCCAAAGCAAAGATTGTCGCGATCGAATGCGCGACAAATCTACTGGGCCAAAAAAGGGCCACAACTGACCCGAATTAGCACTACCAAATTCCAGACACAAAAAAGCCACCGGGCAAGGGTGGCTCTTCCTACAGCAAAGTTCAGCGAGATCAATTATGGCAGCACTACATGCGATAAGCAAAGGTCGATTGAGGATGCAACTCACTGAGTTAGCCGGAAGCGCCGTTGCCGTGTATCCGGCATTCAGGCGCGTATTGGGCCTGAGCGCTTCGGTGGCTCAGTTTCTGTCCCAAGCTGTCTACTGGACTGAGAAGACCAACGACGGCTGGTTCTACAAGACCGAGTTGGAATGGGAGGAGGAGATCGGCCTATCGAACAAAGAAGTTCGTACAGCTCGCCGCTGCCTTGCTCAGATTCAGCTTTTGGCCGAGGTACGCAAGGGCGTTCCTGCCAAGATGCATTTTCGGATAGATACCGAGCTTCTACTGGGCTATCTGTCGGGCGAAAAGGCAATCCCAGTCCTGCCCAAAGAGCACAACAAGTCCTGCCCAAAGGGCACAACTGGTTCTACCGATGCGGCACAACAAGTCCTGCCGGAAGAGCATGACAAGTGCGACCCTAACGGCACAACTATTACAGAGATTACACAGAAGACTACAGCAGAGACTACGACATTGGTGCTCGCTCCAGCTTCGCCGAAGCGCGCCGCGAAAAAGATCGATGCTGCAGAGGCGGATCGCCAAGAAGCTTGCCGTGAAATCTGGTCTTCCTACTCCGCCGCATACCAGTCGCGCTACCAAGCCGCTCCAGTCCGCAATGCCAAGGTAAACCGGAACGTGGTTGATCTCTGGAAGCGTCTCGGCTCAGAAGCTGCCGTAGTTGCCGAATTCTACGTTGGCATCAACGACTCCTACCTGATCCGCAATTGCCACGACCTAGGCTCCCTACTAGCCAAGGCCGAGTCGTATCGTACCCAGTGGGTTACCAACCGCCAGATGAACGCCACAACTGCCCAGCAGATTGAACGCAAGCAGGCGAATTTGCAGGCCGGGCAAGAAGCCGCTCAGCGGATCATGAGCCGCGAAGGGAGGAGGGAAAATGAATTCCTCTGACCGCATGAGCACTGACCAAATTGCACGCCTTGCTTTGGCTATAGCGGCGACAGCCGAAGTTCTCGGTCAGACAATCACCACTGACGCGGCTGAGATGATGGCTGACGACCTTGCCGACTATCCGGCTGATGTTATCGGATCATCGCTCAAGGCTTGCCGCAGAGAGCTGACTGGCAAGCTTACTTTGGCTGCGATTCTTCAGCGCATCCAGGCCGCTGATGGCCGCCCAGGCAAGGATGAGGCGTGGTCGATCGCACTGGAAGCCAGCGACGAGAGCGCAACGGTCGTCATGACTGCTGAGATCCTTCAGGCCATGAAGGCTGCTCAGCCGATACTCGATCAAGGTGACAAGATCGGCGCGCGCATGGCGTTCATGAGTGCCTACGAGCGTCTGGTGACCATTGCCCGGTCTGAAGCTCTGCCAGCTACGTGGAGCGTATCCCTCGGGTTTGATCCTGATCGTCGAGTAACCGCCATTGAGTCGGCGGTTCGGATGCAGCTCATCAGCCAGCAGGCTGGCGCTCAATACCTGTCAGACCTGCGCATCGCTCCGATCACCAGCGACGGCCAAGCAATCGCCGGGCTGATAACCGGGAAGGTCGTCCAGCCATCGCCTAAGTTGCGCGAAAAGCTCGCCGAAGTCCGCTCTATCGTCACCGCCGCCAAGGCTCGCCAAGACCGCGAAAAACTCAAGCAGGCCCAAGCCAAACGGGTCGACACATACCTGCGCAAACGCCAAGTCCGGGCCGCGATTGCTGCGCTTAAGAAGGAGCTTCCCAATGTCTGACATCTGCTATCTGGCAGACGGCCTCATCGAGAAGACACTCGAAGATGCGCTATCGAACATCCCCCGTTACACCGGCATCAGCGCCAAAGAGTGCGAGGAGTGCGGAGAGGATATTCCCGAGGATCGCCGCGCTGCGGTGAATGGCGTGAAGCTTTGCGCGCCTTGTGGGGCGTTGGTGGAGCTGAAGGCCAAGGGAGTCAGGCGGCTATGACTGACCTCATGCTCCGCAACGAATCCGACCGCAACCGGCTGATGGGTTATCTGGCCGGTCTGGATCTTTCCAAGCCGCGCAAGCTGACCATCGTCGAGGTCCGCAGCAAGCGCAGCGATGCGCAGAACCGGTTGCTCTGGCAGTGGAATGGCCTGATCCAGGCTCACCTTCGCGAATCCTTCGGCCAGCTCGCCAGCTCTGAAGAGTGGCACGAGATTCTGGTATCGAAGCTGTGGCCAGCGGAGGTTCATCCGGTTGAGCTGCCTGACGGAACAAAGTACCGCGTCGGCCGCGCCAAGACCCGCAAGTTCACCATCGCCGAGATGACCGAATATCTGGAGCGTCTGGACGCCTACTGCGCCGAGCACCTGCAACTGCTGCTGCCTCACCCAGACGACCTGATGTACGCCATCTACGGCGAGAGGAGGGCTGCATGAGCCTCCCATCGAAACCCCGCAAACCCAAGAAGTGCCAGAACCCGGCGTGCTGCGAATCATTCGTCCCTTTCCGCACTGGTCAGAACGTCTGCAGTCCTCGCTGCGGTCTGGCGATGAAGGCGGTTAATCAGGAGAAGGCTCGCAAGGCACTGGATGAGTTGGGCCGCAAGGAGCTGAGAGCTGCCAAGGAGCGCGTTAAGACTAAGGGCCAGTACATGCATGACTGCCAGACCGCTTTCAACGCCTGGATACGCGCCAGAGACGCTGGCAAGCCTTGCATCTCATGTGGCACGACCGCAAACGTCCAGTACGCAGCCGGCCACTACCGCACCGTCAAGGCGTGTCCAGAGCTGCGCTTTGAGCCGCTGAACGTCCACTTGCAATGCAATCGCAACTGCAACATGGGGAAGTCTGGGGCAATCGTTGAGTACCGCATCGAGCTGGTGAAGCGCATCGGCGTCGAGGCTGTTGAGTGGCTGGAAGGCCCTCATGAGCCCAAGCGCTACACGATCGAGGACCTCAAGGCCATCACCGCCGAATACCGCGCCAAGACCCGTGAACTCAGGAGAGCAGCAGCATGAATCTCGTCGTCCTCTACATCCTCTTCATGTTGTTACTCACCGGCGGCTGCCTTGAAGGTATTCGCCGCTTGGTTCGCCGGGATCGGATTGCGCGGGGTGTGAAATGAGCGTGCGCGGAGAGTTTGAATCATGGTTTTACGCCAGCAAATATGCCCAAGTCGCGCCGCCTACGGAAAGCGCTAAGCAGGCTGCGTGGGATGGGTGGCAGGCATCTCGCGAAACGCTGGTAATTAAGTTGCCAGATCGGCTGCCAAAGGATGGTCGAGGGGATTACTGGGACGGAGCCACTAACGGATACAACCAATGCATTGATTCCTGTGCGATCAGCATTAAGCAATCCGGACTGAAGGTTAAGCCATGAACTGGACACCAGTAGGCGAAAGCAAGCGCTGCATATCCTCCGAAGAGGGCTATCTGATCAGCAAATATTCGATGCAGGAGGGCTTTGCATATGTCGCGCGCACTCCTGCGCCGGCCTCGAAGATCCTCAGTTCTGGCACCGACCTGGCCCAAGCCAAGGCCGCATGCGTCACACATCTTGAATCAGCACAGGGGAAGGCAGCATGAGCGCACTCGACAAGCAAGTATCCGGCGACCATTACAAGGACCTGAAGATCCAGCCCATCGAGTACATCCATGCGAACGGTATCCCCTTCGCCGAGGGCAGCGTTATCAAGTACGTCAGTCGGTGGCGGGCAAAGGGCGGCATCAAGGACCTGGAGAAGGCCAAGCACTTCCTGGAGCTGCTGATCGAACTGGAAACAAAATCTGAGGCCATGCGCCCTGGCCAGATCTGCCCTGTGGGAGCGAAGTAATGGCCCGGCGCAAAGTTACCGACGAGCAGTTGGTCGAAGCCTTCAAGACCATGAGCGTGAACAAGGTTGCGGCCCATTTCTGCATGGACCGACGCAGCATTGAGCGGCGCAAAGCGAGCATGGTTCGCAAAGGCTGGAGCCCAGAGCACGACATGGTCCACATTGTCCCGGACGGCTTCAAGCTCAAGGGCACGTCGGGCCTGTACAAAGAGGGCGTCAAGGCGCCGGTGCTGCAGTGGGTGAAGTCGACAGCGGACGAGCAGCGCCAGCGCGAGCTGATGCAGGCCGCCATCGAGGCCATGGGGGAAGACCTCCCGCGCCTGGATCTTTCACCGGCGCCGGAGGCATGTAACAGCGACCTCCTGAACTGTTACGTCGTCACGGATTACCACCTCGGGATGCTCTCATGGCACGAAGAGACGGGCGCCGACTATGACCTCGCCATTGCTGAGCAGCAGCTGGTCGCATGGTTCGCTACGGCCATCCACATGGCTCCAGATGCGGAGATCGGCGTGTTCGCACAGCTCGGAGACTATCTGCACTGGGACGGCCTCGACGCCGTGACGCCGGCCAGCAAGCACCTACTCGACGCCGACACCCGATTTCAGAAGCTTGTGCGCGTGGCGATCCGCGTGACCCGCCGCGTCGTCGACATGCTGCTGACCAAACACCAGAAGGTTCACGTCCTGATGGCAGAGGGCAACCACGACACCGCCAGCTCCATATGGCTGCGCGAATGGTTCTCAGCCATCTACGAGAACGAGCCGCGCATCACCGTTGATCGCAGCCCGGATCCGTACTACTGCGTCGAGCATGGCCAGACGAGCCTGTTCTTCCATCATGGCCACAAGAAGAAGCCTGCCGCCGTATCGGACGTGTTCGTCGCGAAGTTCCGCGATGTCTTCGGCCGTACCCAGCACAGCTACGCGCACCTTGGGCACCTGCACCACGTCGACATCAAGGAGAACAACCTGATGATTGTCGAGCAGCACCGCACCCTGGCCGCCCCAGACGCCTATGCAAGCCGTGGCGGGTGGATCAGTGGCCGTGACGCCAAGGTCATTACCTACCACAAGGCATACGGCGAAGTAGGGCGCCTGACGATCAATTCCGACATGTTGAAGGTAGGTGCAGCATGAAGAAGCAGCTCGACACGCATTACCTACTCACCCAGTGGGGTATCTGGCTGCGCTACGGCGCCGGGATTCCGCGTTACGTGTCGCCACACTTCGCGCTTATCCGGGACAACATCGAGCAGCATTCATCGGCGCCGGTTGCCTGCATCAGTGACGACCTATGCATGCTGATTGATGGGATCGCCGCCCGTCTGCGCCACCGCAACGAAGAAATGGGCATGGCGTTGATCTACTACTACGGGCGCGATATCAGCTTCGCCAGCCTAGGCAGGCTGATGAACATGCCGAAGACGCGGGCTGAATCGCTCGTAAAGTCGGCAGAACAGTGGGTTGACGGGGCGCTAGACGAAAAGATTGCCGCATAGCGCAAAAATGGCTTGCATATTGCTTGTATCGTCCGGACGTTTTGGGGTACATTGTGTCCCAATATGCGGTTTTACCGCTTCGAAGAGCCTCGCCACTGTGCGGGGCTTTTTTATGCCCGCAAATCAGCCTGTGCGCAGGCCGGAGACGTTATGACTATCGAATACAAGGTTCGCCCAGTGAAGCGCTTCATCGTTACCCGGTTCGAAAGTGACGGGAGCAGCGCATCCAGCACGCAGGTTGGTGAATACCAGAACGGCACAGATGCTGATTTGGTAGCTGATACCATGGTGGCGCTCGACAAGTCGAAAGGCATCGATTCGATCCGGCTTCGCGAAGGGTTGTCGCTCGGTGAATATATCTCCGGCAAACGCTGCGAATAAACGACCAACGCCACGCCGGGGCGATCCAGCAGATAAGTGACCGCGTACGCGGCTTTATTTCCATCATCCGCCTCCCCAGCGGACTTCGGCGCCTCACACTGGCGCCTTTTTTATTCCCCAACCGCCGAGACCAACGAGGCGCTTATGAGATCGCAAGCCATGTCAGAGCCTGGACCGTTGACCGCATTTGGTGGGATCGCGCTCTACAAGCTCGGTGCCTTCGGTTTCGTTGCTGTACTGGCCGCCATTGTGGTTATGGCCATGACGCTGCCCAAGACGGTGCGCGAGTTCGTTGTAGCGATGATCAGCACCACCGTCTCCAGCATTTGCGGTGGCGCCTTCATCGTGCGCTGGTTCGATCTTGGCGCCTGGGCCAACGACGACATCGGCCTGATTGCCATTGGCGGCATCATCTTCGTCTGCGGCCTGCCTGCATGGGTACTGGTCCGGGCTTGGTTCAAGTGGGCCGAGAAGCGCAAGGACAGGGATCTGGCAGAACTCGCCACGGAACTCACGGAACTGAAAAAGACCATCACTCACCAGTAACCGGAGTTCGCCATGAACCTTATTCCTCAATGGTCACAGCTCTGGAAGCTGTACAGCGTGCAGATCGCCGCAGTGCTGGTTGCCTTGAACGCTGCCGCCACCTACTGGCCAGCACTGCAAGGTGTCGTATCCCCGGGCGTGTTCTCCACTGTGAACGCATTCCTCGGTGCCGCGGTCATTCTCGGTCGCATCATCAAACAAGAACCGGCAGGTGAAGCAAAATGACTCCAGAGCAGTTCGCCTACTGGCTCCAAGGCTACACAGAGCTGACCGCCGGCCAGCAACCAACACCTGATCAGTGGAAATCGATCACCGAGCACCTGAAGACGGTATTCGTGAAGGTTACTCCGCCAGTTGGAAGTGCGCCGAGAACTGTTGCCCCAATGTCCATCGAAGAGGCAATGCGCCGCTTCAATGAATCGCAACAGAGAGCGCCAACGCCTTATGGACCGCGCGACCCGTATTGGGGTCAGACTCAGGTTATCTGCTAGCCATGCCTCGCCAGATAAACGTCCGGGCCTATCTCCCATGGTGGTTCCGCGCGTACGTTCACGCAGTCTACGCATTCGCCTACATGACTGGCCTTGAAGTCGACAAAGACGTCATCCGGGCTCAGGCCAAGAAAGTCACGCGCTATCGCGAGATCGAGTAACAGAAGGAATACAGCATGACCGACCAACCTGACTGGGAGCGCATCGAGCAGCTCTACCGGGCTGGTGTGCTTTCGCTCAGGGAGATCGCAGCGGCTTGCCCTGGCTCCAACCACATGGCGATTGCTCGCCGTGCTAAGAAGCTGGGATGGACTCAAGACCTAGCAGCCAAGATCAAGGCCAAGGCCGAAGACCTTGTTACACGTCAGCTTGTTACAGAATCTGTTACAGCTGACCGAGCCGTAACAGATCGCGTCGTCATTGATGTCAATGCGCAGGCAATCGTTAACGTTCGGCTTGGGCATCGCACAGACATCAGCCGTTCACGCCGCATCGCCAACAAGCTGCTGGATGAGCTTGAGTCTCTCACGGATGAACATGGCACGATCAAGGAGTTGATCCAGCACCTGAAGGAAGGCGATTACGAGGATGGTGACGCGATGGCTGACATGCTGTCGCTGACAGGAAAGATCGCTGCGCTTCCGTCGAGGAGCAAGACGCTGAAAGAGCTGAGCGAGACACTGAAGACGCTGATCCTGCTTGAGCGTCAGGCCTACAACCTTGACACGCTGCCTGATGGTGGTGACTCGGCAGACGCAAGCCTGACCATCCAGTTCGTCAAGCCATCCAATGGCAATTGAGTTCCCCGACAAGCTCGCATTCCTGTTCGAGCCGCACCGGTACAAGGTGGCGTACGGCGGGCGCGGGAGTGGCAAGTCGTGGAGCTTCGCACGTTCGCTGCTGATCCAGGGCGCGCAGAAGCCGATGCGCATCCTGTGCACTCGTGAGATACAGAAGAGTATTGCTGACTCGGTACACAAGCTTCTGGCCGATCAAATCGCCAGCCTCAAGCTGGGTGCCTTCTACGAGGTTCAGCAGGCCTACATCAAGGGCAAGAACGGGACTGAGTTCAGTTTCGCCGGTCTGCAGCAGCATACAGTCGATTCGATCAAGTCCTACGAGGGCGTCGACATCGTCTGGATTGAAGAAGCGCACGCTGTCGTCAAGAAGAGCTGGGATGTATTGCTCCCCACGATCCGCAAGCCGAACTCCGAGATCTGGGTCACCTACAACCCTCAGCTTGAGTCTGACGAGACGCACGAGCGCTTCGTGACCAAGCCTCCGCCCGACTGCGTGTCAGTGCTGATGAACTACAACGACAACCCATGGTTCCCGGCGGTGCTGGAGCAAGAGCGCTTGCACGCCAAGGCGACCATGAAGCCTGAAACCTACGCCCACATCTGGGAAGGCAAGTGCATGCCGGCAGTCGAAGGCGCCATCTACTTCGAGCAGATGAGTCAGGCCGAGTCGCGCATTGCCAACGTGCCGCACGATGGGTTGCTGAAGACGCACGTCATCTTCGACCTTGGCTGGAACGATGCGATGACGATCATCCTGGCCCAGAAGATGGCCGGCGAGATTCGCATCATCCACTACATCGAAGGCCATCATCGCACGCTGGCCGAGTACAGCGCCGAGCTGAAGGGCTTGCAGCTTGATGGGCAGCCAATGAACTGGGGCAACGTATACCTGCCCCACGACGGGTACTCCAAGCGCCACCAGAGCGGTAAGTCAGACGCCGAGGTAATGGGTCAGCTTGGGTGGACTGTTATGCCCGTGCCGAACATGCATGTCGAGCAGGGCATCAACCGGGTTCGCGAGGTCTTCCCCCGCGCCTACTTCAACCGTGAGCGCACGGCTCGCCTCGTGGAGTGCCTGAAGCGCTACCGCCGGCAGATCAACCAACAGACAAACGAACCGGGCCAGCCGCTGCACGACGAGTACAGCCATGGCGCCGACGTGATGCGCTACCTCGCCGTTGTCGCTGATCAGCTCAGCAACGACGAGTGGGGCGGCCAGCTCAACTATCGCAAGCTCAACAACGCATAAGGGCACGAAATGACAAAGGGTCTGACCGAGGACGAACTCAAAGCCCTGGTCGGGGCCGAGATGCGCCAGTCGCTTGGGTATTCATCGTCCAAGCTGAGCATGCAGCGTCAGAAGTCGATGTATTACTACCTCGGTATGCCGGTTGGTGACTTGTCGCCGCCAGAGGTGGATGGGCGCTCATCCGTGGTGTCTACCGACGTGCGCGACACGATCGAGTCAATGCTGCCTCAGTTGATGGTGACCTTCGTCGGCTCCGATACCGTGGCCGAGTTCGAAGCGACCAAGCCCGGCGACGAGATGAAGGCCGAGCAGGCGACTGAATACGTAAACTACCTGTTCTACAAGAAGAACAACGGCCACCGCATCGCTTACACGTGGATGAAGGACGCGCTACTTCAGAAGAACGGCATCGTCAAGGTCTGGTGGGACACGCGCAACGAAGAAACCCGCGAGGAATACCGTGGCCTGTCGGAGGTCGAGCTCACTCAGCTCATGGCTGATGACGAGATCGAAGTCGTCGAGCAGGACACCCGCGTCGATGAGGATGATCAGGAGCAGCGCCAGCAGGCGATCATGCAATTGATGCAGCAAGCCCAAGCTCAGCCGCAATCGGCGCCTCAGGTCATGCAGCAGATCCAGCAGATCGAAGCAACGCCACCTGTGATGGTCTATGACGTCGTGTGCAAGCGCACCAAGGCCGATGGCAAGGTCTGCATCGAGAACGTGCCACCGGAAGAGTTCCTGATTGCCCGCAACGCAAAGGACATCGAGACGGCCAAGTTCGTCGCGCACCGCGTGCAGCGCACCAAGTCCGAGCTGAAGTCCATGGGATACAAGAACGTGGACGACCTCGGTTCTGAAGACTCTGGCCAGGCCATGAACTCGGAGCGCATCCAGCGCATCAGCTGGAACGACGAAAACGCCTACATCGATAACGACGCGTCGAACGACGAAAGCCAGAACAACGTGTGGGTGCTGGAAGCCTACATGCGGTGCGACTACGACGGTGACGGCATTGCAGAGCTGCGCAAGATCACCATGGCAGGTAACACGCTGCTGGACAACGAGCCGGTCGACTGCATTCCCTTCGTGTCGATCACGCCTGTTCCGCTGCCTCACCAGTTCTTCGGCCTATCCCTCGCGGATCTGGCCATGGAAAGCCAGAAGACCAAGACCAGCATCCTGCGCGCCCAGCTCGACAACATGTATCTGGCCGTCAACGGTCGGTACTTCGCAATGGAGGGTCAAGTCAACCTTGATGACCTTCTAACCTCGCGCCCGGGTGGCGTCGTGCGGATCAAGCAACAGGGAGCGGTTGGCCGTCTCGACCAGGGCGCACCAGACATTGGCAACTCCATGCAGATGATGGAGTACATGCAGCAGGACTTGGAGAACAAGACCGGCTGGACGCGCTACAGCCAGGGCAATGACAGTGGATCGCTGAACGACACCGCGACCGGCGTGAACGTCATCACCAACCGCGCCGACATGCGGCTTGATCTGATCGCCCGGAACTTCTCTGAGGGCTACGTCGACCTGTTCAAGCTGATCCTGAAGCTCGTCTGCCAGTACCAGCAGAAAGAACAGATCGTGAAGCTCACCGGTGGCTGGGTGCCGATCGACCCGCGCGAATGGAGCAACCAGTTCGACGTGACGATCAACGTCGGCATCGGCATGGGCAACAAGGACCAGAAGATCCAGCACCTGACTATGCTCGGCAGCGCGCAGGCTCAGGGGCTGGCGATCGGCATTGCCACTCCAGAAAACATTTACCACACGTCAACCGAGTTAACCAAACAGCTCGGCTTCAAGAACGCCGACAAGTTCTTCACCGACCCATCGAAGAATCCGCAGCAGGACAAGCCAGATCCGGAGCAGATGAAGGCTCAGGCCCAGATGCAAGTCGAGCAGGCAAAGATTCAGTCGAGCATGCAGATCAAGCAGATGGAGCTGCAGCACAACGCTCAGCTCGACGAAGCCAAGCGCAACCACGAGCTCCAGCTTGAGACGGCCAAGATGAACATGCAGGCGCAGGTCGACGCGAACCGCCAGCAGGTCGAGGCCGACCAGAAGACCTTGCAGAGCCAGCAGCAGGCCGAACTCGACGCGCTGAAAGACCAGCAGAAGACCCAGCAGCTCGCAATGCAGCTCGAATTCGACCGCTGGAAGGCCGAGCTCGACGCAGAGACACGCATCGCCGTCGCGCAGATCGCCCAGCAGACCACGTTGAGCTCGGCGCAGATGAAGGCGTCGCAAGACTTCGAACAAACAGGACCATCTGATGGCAACGCTTGAAGAGCGGATCTATGACGGCAACCGCGCCCGTGAATGCCTCGAAAACGAGCAGTTCAACTGGGCCTTCGACAGCATCAAGCAGGAGTTGACCGAGGCATGGCAAAAGTCACCGGCAAGGGACGCGGAAGCGCGGGAAAAAATCTACCTGACGCTGCAGCTCCTGACCAAGTTGAAGGCAGCGCTCACGTCGAGCCTGGAGTCGGGGCAGCTGGCGGAAGCGGAGCGGATCTACCAGCAGTCGCTCATGGAGCGCGCCAAAGAGAGCTTGCGGCTTTGAGGGCATTCCTCACAGGCCAGTCCGTAATCATTCGCAACTGAATCCCATAGGGGACAATCAATGAAGCAATTCGCACCTTTCCAGCAGCGCGTTATTGATGAGCATGAGCAGTTGGCCGAAAAGCTGACAAAGCTCAAGGAGTTCATCCCTTCTGCATTCTTTGCTGGACTGCCAGAGGCTGAGCAGCATCGCTTGCAGCGGCAAGTCAACGCCATGCACGAATACGCCACGGTCCTTTCTGAGCGCATTGCGGCATTTGGTGGTGAAGCATGAGCCTCTTCATCCACCGCGCACTTGGCCATTTCCTGATGAACGAATCCGTTGGAGATGGTGGCGGGGCGCTGACCGTTGACGGCGGCGCTGCGGCGTTCGCTGCACTGCTCGACCCGCCTGTCCAGTCTGAGGCTGAAGCTGGCGCGGAAGAGCACCAAGAGCAAGCTGCTGAGCCTGAAGTCGAGGCTGAGCAGGAGCATGAAGAAGAACCCAGCGAGCAAGAGGCAGAGCCGCAGACCTTCACCGTCAAGATCGACGGCAAGGAGGTTCAGGTTCCACTCAGCGAGCTGCTGAACGGCTACCAACGTCAGTCTGACTACACAAAAAAGACGATGGAAGCCGCCGAGCAACGCAAGACCGCAGACGCCGAAGTGCAGAAGGCCCAGCAGGAACGCCAGCAATATGCCGGCGAACTCCAGCGCATGGCCGTCCAGCTCGAAGGCGTGTTGGAACAACAGGGTCAAATCGACTGGCAAGCTCTGCTTGAGTCCGATCCGATGGAGTACCTGAAGCAGCAGCAACTCTTTCAACAGAGACAAGCGCTGTATCAGCAAAACATGCAGGAACAACAAAAACTCGCGCAGCACTTCCAGAACGAACAGGCACAAGCCCACCAAAGTTATCTGGCCAAGCAGCAGGAAGACCTCCTCGCCAAGCTCCCGGACTGGAAAGACGATGCAAAGGCCGCAGCCGAAAAAACCGCTATCTCGAAGTTCCTGCAAGAGCAGGGCTTCGGGGATGAGGACATTTCGTCCATTGCCGACCACCGCCACGTCATCGTGGCCCGCAAAGCGATGCTCTACGACCAACTGATGGCCAAAGCCAACGTGCAAGCCAAGAAGGTCCAGGAAGCGCCGCAGCGGGTGGTCAAGCCCGGCGTCACATCCAATGGCACACCAGACGGACGCACCACCGCCATGAAGCGGCTGGAGAAGTCTGGGCGCGTCGAGGATGCCGCCGCTGTATTCGCCCAATTCCTTTGATTCTGGAGATTCATCATGGCCGCACCCAGCAATACTTTCCTCACCACTGCCGCAATCGGCAACCGTGAAGACCTGACCGATACCATCTACCGCATTTCCCCGACCGCCACGCCGTTCATTTCGCTGGCAGCCAAGGGCAAGGCGACCAACACCCTGCACGAATGGCAGACCCAGGATCTGGCCGCTGCGGTGACCAGCAACGCCCAGGCTGAAGGCGACAACGCCTCGGCCAAAACCGTCACCCCGACTGTTCGCCTGAACAACCGCACTCAGATCTCGACCAAAACCGTGATCGTTTCCGGCACCCAGCAGGCGATAAACCCGGCCGGCCGTAAAGATGAGCTGGCCTACCAGCTCAGTCTGGCCGCCCTGGAGCTTCGCCGCGACATGGAAAGCTCTGCCACTCAGCTCGACGTTGCCGCAACTGCTCCGCGTCAATCTCGCGGACTGGTGGGCTGGGTCGTGGACAACGTGGACCGCAACGGCGGCACCCTGGCTTCGTACACCGGCAACACCGGGCGCACCAAGGGCACTGCTGTGGCGTTCACCGAAGCGCGCCTGAAGTCCGTGCTGCAGAAGATCTTCACCGCTGGCGGCGATGCAGACTCGATCCTGCTGCCGCCTGCCGCGAAGCAAACCTTCTCTACCTTCACCGGTAACGCCACCCGCTTCGACAAGTCCGAAGACGCCAAGCTGTATGCGTCGGTCGATGTGTACGTGTCCGACTTCGGCGAGCTGAAGGCCATTCCTTCGCGCTTCCAGGATGCAAACGACGTGTTCGTTCTGCAGTCGGACAAATGGGCAATCAGCTATCTGCGCCCATTCCAGACCATCGAGCTGGCACAAACCGGCGATGCCATGCAGCGTGAGCTGGTCGTGGAATGGACCGTGGAAAGCCGCGCACCGAAGGCCAACGGCGCAGTCTACGACGTCGCCTGATCCTGACGGCAATCACCCTGGGGAGCTTAGGCTCCCCTTTTTCATTCTGGAGTAAGCAACATGCCCATGCTCAAACAGCTTGGCGATAGCTCGTTCGGGATCGAAGGGGCTGCCGGCGGTGACGGCGGCTTCATCCCTGTGACGCTGAACTATCTGGCCGCGACCACTGACTGCACGATCTTCACCGCTGACCGCCCATATGTCGTCAAGGCCATTCGTGGCCGCGTTGACGTGGCTGGCACCGGAGGCGCCTGCACTGCGGTAATCCGCAAGGTCCCGAGTGGCACCGCAATCACTTCCGGCACCGCGCTGCACACCGGCAGCTTCAACCTCGTCGGCACCGCGAACGCTCAGCAAGCGCTGACCCTGTCAACCACTGCGAGCGACCTCCTGCTGGCCGCTGGCGACTCGATCGCCTACGACCTGACCGGCACAGCCACTTCGGCAGTCGGAAACCTCAGCGTGACGCTCAACCCAGCCTGACCAATCGCCCCTTCGGGGGCGTTTTCCTTGAGGAAGCTCCCAATGAGCAACACTTTCGAAGGCGCGGTAACGGTCGTTGCCACGGGCGTCAACCTTGTTACGTCTGGCACATCGGCAAACGCCACCATTCCGAATATGTCGAGCGGCGAGCTGCCTCGGTATATCCGCATCACCGCCAGCACCGGTGCCTATGTTCGCTTGCAGGCCACCGGCACGCCTGTTGCCGTCAACACCGACATGATGGTTCAGCCGGGTGACGCCGTGATTCTGGCCGTCTGCGGCCTGACCAAGATCGCTGCCCTGCAAGTCTCGGCGCCAGGCGTCGTGCAAGTCTCTCCGCTGGAGAACATGTAACCATGATCGACCTCGACACGAAGTTCCATTTCCACGACGACAAGATGACCGTCCAGCGCACCCAGGACTGCACGCCGATTGCTGAGCGCATGAAGGCTCTGCACAACGGCGGGCACCATGGCAGCTCGGAAATGAAGCACGCGGCCAGCATTCCATTCGTGATCATCGAGGACTACTGCAACAAGAACAACATCACCTTCCACGAGTGTATGAGCAACAAGGAGCACATGCGCCGGATGCTCAATGACCCTGACCTGTCCGCATTCCGGGTGTGGAAGGGCAGAGTATGAGCATCACCAACTACGCCGAGCTTCAGGCGTCTGTGGCGTCCTGGCTCAACCGTAACGACCTATCGGCGAACATCCCTGACTTCATCACCATGGCCGAGGCGCAGCTCAGCACAGACCTCAAGACGCGATCCATGGAAGCCAAGGTGACGCTTTCGACGGTTGCAGGCACCAAGACAGTCGCGCTGCCGACCGACATGTTGGAAATGCGCCGGATTCAGGTGGTCGGAACTTACAACCAGCCGCTGTCCTATCGCTCGCCAGATGAGCTGAGCATCGACTACGCGGCCAATGGATCAGGCCAACCCGTTGTGTTCACTGTGGTCGGCGGCAATGTGGAGCTCGCGCCGATCCCCGACGCCGTATATTCGCTTGAGCTCACCTATCAGCAACGAATCCCTGCTCTCTCTGACGCCAGCCAGACCAACTGGCTGCTGAACAACTGGCCGAATGCCTACCTCTATGCCGCGCTGCTGGCTGCCACGCCGTTCATCATGAATGACGAGCGCCTGCCTGTGTGGGCATCGCTATACGAGAAGGCGATCGACAGCATCAATGGGGTTGACTGGTATAGCGGTTCGACCATGAAGGTACGTTCGCGATGATCCCGCTGACCGGTTTTGCGCCAGATGCTGACGTCACAACCCCAGGGCTGATTTCTGGCTGCTCGAACCTGATTCCATACCTGAATGGAATGGAAGGTGCGCCTGAACCTGCCACGCCAGCCTCAACGCCTGCCATTGCAGCGGCCTGCATTGGTGCGGCGGTGGTGACCAAGCTGGACGATACGCGCCGCATCATTGCCGGCACCACCACGAAGCTGTACGAGCTTTCTGCCGGGAGCTGGACGGATATCGGGCGTGTCGCCGCCTATAACGGCGGCATTGACACGCGCTGGTCGATCACTCAGTTCGGCGATGCCACGCTGTGCGCGAACCGGGCAGACGTAATCCAGCGCTCCACCGGCGCCTCATTCGCTGACGTGGCAACCGCGCCGAAGGCTGAGATTCTGTTCAGTGTTGGCGCGTTCGTCATGGCTCTGAACACGAATGACGGTTCGGAAAAGCCAGATGGCTGGCACTGCTGCGCGGCGTTTGATGATACGTCGTGGACGCCCAGCATCGCGACCCAGGCCACGTCGGGTCGTCTGGTTGCGACGGCGGGCAAGCTCACCGCCGGCATGCGCCTTGGTGAGTACGCCATCGCCTACAAGATGAAGTCGATGTATCTGGGGCAGTATGTTGGTGCACCAACGGTTTGGAACTGGATTCAGGTTCCGGGCGGAGAGGCTGGATGCGTTGGCAAAGAGGCGATCTGCGATATCGGCGGCGCGCATTTCTTCGTCGGCGACGACAACATCTGGATCTATGACGGCACGCGTCCTGTGCCGGTCGCCGACGGGTTCGTTCGGCAGTTCTTCTTCGATAATTCGAACCCGTCCTATCGCTACAAGACGATCTGCGTATTCGATCGGCAGAAGAATCTGGTATGGGTGTTCTACCCATCGCTGGATGCCACGTCGCCCAACTCGGCGCTCGTTTATCACGTCACGGCCAGGAAATGGGGCATTGCCAATCGCAGCATTGAGGCTGCGCTCAACTACATCTCCGGCGGCGTCACTATCGATGGCCTGTCTTCCATATCGCCGACCATCGACGGCCTGTCGTCGTACTCCTTTGATTCTCAGTTCTGGCTGGCTGGCGGCAAATCGCTGTCGATTTTCAACACATCCCACCAGCTCCAGGCCATGACCGGAACGTCCACTGCAAGCTCCATGACCACGGGCGAGGTTGGCGATGATGATGCTGTCATGGCGTTGAACAAAATCCGCCTGCGCTATGCCCGGGCACCACAGTCAGCATCGGTACAGACCTTCGTGCAGATGAACTCCGGTGTCGGTTTCACGGCCGGCGACAGTGGTTCGGTGCTGGACGGCAAATTTGACGTACGTCAGTCGGCCCGCTGGCACAAGGCGACTTTTACCTTCACTGGGCCGGTTCGGGTCACGCACATGGATGCCGACATCGCTCCGGCGGGGAGGCGCTGATGAAGCTCAGAACAACTCCAACAGTTGCGACGAATGATCCTGTTCTGCAGCGCGAGCTGCGCGAACACGCCGTGCAGGTAAACCTGATTTCAGAAGGGCGCATTGCGGGGTTTTACACCGCCCTTACGGCTGCCCCAACCAGTGGTGACTGGATTCAGGGCGATGAGGTCAGGAACTCGACACCATTAGAGCTTGGAACGGCCGGCTCCAAATACTTCATTGACGGCTGGAAGTGTGTGGCCTCTGGCACCCCAGGGACCTGGGTACAGAAACGCTGCCTGACGGGGAACTGATGAACAAAATCATTGTGGTCCCAGCGACGCACATCGACATGGCTTGGCGGGATGGCGCGGACAAGCTCGCGCTCGCCTGCGCAACCTCTGGCGGCGAAATAACGGGTGATCAGCTCAAGATGATGCTCAGCCGAGGCGATCGGACATTGATCCGCCTTGATCGAGACAACTCGATCGCAGGCTGGGGCGTCATCGGTGTTGAGCAGTTGCCGAACTTCCGCGTCCTGTACGTCTACGAGATGTATGCCCCGCACGGGCGATTCGAAGAATTCTTCGACGAGATCAAGACCATGGCGCATGCATTTGGATGCTTGAGGCTGCGCTGCGCCGCCCGCCCGGCTCAGGCGCGACTCTATCGCCAGCGTTGTGGTTTTTCGCCGGTCTACCAAACTCTGGAGGTTGAACTGTGAACATTGAAACCCTGAATGCGCAGCTCAGCGCAGAATTTGGCGGCCCGGCCATTGGTGCGTTGCCAGCGTTCCCAGGCGACGTACTGCGGCCGCACAAAGGTGGTGGTGGCTCGAACAGCTCGACGACGCAGTCAATCCCGACCGAACTGAAGCCGCTCGCTGCAGCGTATAGCAGCAAGGCGATGGACCTCTCGAATACGCCATATCAGTCGTATGGCGGTCAGCAAGTTGCCGGTATGAACGACTTCCAGAACTCTGCCACCACGCGCCTTGGGCAGATCTTCAACTACGGCGATCCATCAATGAACGCCGCCAGAAATACCGTCACGAACTCCTTGAATTCTGGCAAGGCCGCTACTGAAAACCCATACGGCTACATCGGCAACGGTGGCACCAACCAGTACGCCGGCCAGAACCAGTACCTCCAGCAGAATATCGATGCCGCCATGGGCGATATCACCCGAAACTACAACGATGCCGTGGCGCCTGCTCTCACTACGCAAATGGTGGGCTCTGGATCGTTCGGGAACACCGGAAATCAGACGGCCACTCAAAACTCGCTCAACGATCTGACCAAGAACCTCGGCAACACGGCGGCAAGCATGCGCATGCAGGACTACACCGCGCAGCAAGGCTTGGCCGAGAACCAGCTCAATCGAAACCTGCAGACCAATCAGTTCAATGCTGGCCTTGGCCAGGACTACGCGAGCCGCAACGACCAGCTCAGGGGGCAGATGTTGGGCCTCGCACCGGGTTACGAGAGCCAGAGCCTTAACGTCGCCAACAACTTCATGAACGCCGCCAACATGTATCAGGACAATAGCCAGCAACAGCTCGATGCCCTGTATCAGAACTGGTCCGACATGCAAAACGATCCATACAAGAAGTTGGCGGCCATGTCTGGCGTGTTTGGGTCTGGCCTCGGCAACACGACGACTACCAAGCAATCTGGCGGGGGTGGTAAATGAGTTTCCTCGGTGATGTCGGCAGCTTCGAGCTGTTCAACCTTGGCGCCATGGGCAAACAGGTCGGCCAGAACCCGGCGCGCCTGCTCTATGGATCGGCAGATCCGTTCTCGACCGATGTCTGGAACAAGGTCCTTGGCACCAATGACAAGCCGCTGGTGGATCAGTGGGGTGGTGCAGCGCCGCAGCGCTATGAAGAAGCCCAAGACGCAGGGATCAACACCGGTCCGGGCAAGACCATGCACACTATCGCCAAAACGATCGCCTCGATTTATGCCGGCGGTGCCGCAGGTGGTGCAGCCGGCGGCCTGCTCGGTGGCGGATCTGGTGGAGCAGGGGCGGCCGGCGCAGCTGGAACCGCTGGTAGCACTGGCGCGACTGCTGGCTATGGCCTTGGCCAGCCACTGGTGACAGGTCAGGCAGGAAGCGCCGCATACGCCGGAGGATCATCTCCAGGCCTGCTCGGCTCCATGGGCAGCAGCCTGTCGAACTTCAATACCCAGGCCAAGCCCTACATGGACGCTGCTAGCACAGGCCAGAAGGTGTACGGGTTGCTGGCCCAGGGTCAACAGCAGCAGCCTATGGCAAGCGGCCCTGCGCAACAGAACATGAGCGGGCCACAGACTCTGGCCCAAATTGCCCAGGGTCAGCCGAACCCGCTGATCGCCCAACGTCAACAGTATGCAATGCAGCGCCGCGCCGGCATGGGGAGGGTTTGAAATGGCTGATGGACTGAATGGTCTTCTCGACTTTGCCAAGACTCCTGCCGGCCAAGGCCTGCTGGCCGCCGCTTTCGGTGGACTGGCGAGTGCGCGCACAGATCGTGGCCCGCTGAATACGCTCGGTGCTGCAGGTCTTTCTGGAATCGCCGGATACTCTGCTGCCAGCTCGAACGCACTGAAGCAGCAAAAAGCCCAATTGCTCCAGCGCCAGGCCGAGACCATCCCAACCCTTTATGGAAAAGATGCGGATGGGAACAACACATTTGACTGGAAATCCGCCGCTGCGCTGGCCATACCTCCAGAAGAGATCGCCAAATACGCCCAGCTTCCAAACTCGACGCTGAGCAAGGTGGCGCGCACCGTTGAAGTCCCTGGCGCCAACGGCAGCAAGCAGACCATGCAGTACGACGAATATGGGCGGCCTGTTGGCAATGCCATCGACTCATATGTCGCTCCGCAACTGGTGGATCTCGGCGCAACCAAACAGTTCGCCGTGCCTACCACAGGCCAGAGCTTTGATGTGAGCATGTCGCCTGCCGAGCAGGCCGCCAATGCGCGCGGCTGGGCGGGCATTGCCAACCAGCGCCAACAGAACAGCATCATGAACGATGCGAACAACATCAACAAAGAAGCCGCCCGCGTGCAAATCGTGCAGGGCGCAGACGGTCAGAGCTATCTGGTCGACAAAGGCACCGGTCAGGCTAGACCCGCGCAGATCCAGGGGGGTGGAACAGTTCAGTCTGGTCCGCTCGCCGAGGCAACGGTCAAAAACCAGAAAAACATGGGCAAGCTTGGTGACCTGATCACCCAGGCGCGTGAGATTTTGCCTAATGCAACGGCCAGCGGGCTTGGCGCCAAACGCGACGAGGCCAATCGCTTCTTTGGTCGCACCACGCCAGAGGCGCAGAATGCCGCGAAGCTCAGCGCTATCGGCGGCAACATGCTGATGATGATGCCGCGCATGGAAGGCCCTCAGTCTGACCGCGACGTTGAGAACTACAAGCTGATGGTTGGCAAAATTGGCGATCCGACCATTCCTGCTGCTGAGCGCTCGGCTGCCATGGATGCGCTCGAGGAAATAGTCGCCCGCAACACGGGGCAGGCGCCGGCTCAACAACAGCCTGTCTCGGCAGCCCCGAAGGCCAGCATTGTACGCACCGGCAGAGACGCCGCCGGCCGCAAAGTGATCCAATATTCTGACGGGAGAATCGAGTATGGCAATTGATCCAAGCTCGATTCAGTGGGATGACGCGCCGCAGATCGACCCGGCCGGCATCGCTTGGGATGAGACACCACCGGCTGCTGCACAGCTTGCAACCGCTCCTGCTCAAGCGCCAAGCCAAGTCTTGGCAGCTACTCCGGACAGGCTAAAAGGGCGTGGCTGGCTTGAGAAAGGAACGCTTGGAGCCGGCAAGGCTGTCGCAGATCTGATGGAAGGCGTTGGGCTTGGTGGAGTCCTCTGGCCTCGCGGATGGCAGCGCGCGCCGGGAGCGGATGACGATCTGATGTCTGACCCCGCCGGACTTGGCGGCAATATTGGCGGCCAGATTGGACTGGCCTATCTCGGCGGTCGTGGTCTTCAGGCAGGAGGCAAAGCCATTCAGGCTGCTAGCGCGGCCCGCGCCATGCCTGCGGTGAAAGCCGCAGGTGGTCTTTTAGAGGGCGCTGGGAATGCCATAATCGCCCCAACAAGCTATAAGCAAGCTGCTGGAGCCGGGGCAGCATTGGGCGTCTTGTCGCAGCCCGGATCTTTGTTAGAAAGGGCTCAGAATGGCATTGCAGGTGGTATCGGTGGAGGAGCCGGTTTAGCAGTTGGCCGAGGAGTTGGAAGCGTTGCTGATGGCGTTATCGGTGGAGTAAAAGCTCTTATAACGCCAAGGGGGCCTATAGAAATGGAGGTGTCGGCGAAACTGGCTCAGAAAGGCATCGATTTTCAATCTCTGCCAGAAACAGTACGAGAGCAGGTAATTAATGTAGGGAAAAAATCAATAGAGGATATTGATAAGCTTGACGGATTACAGTTAGGAAGAATGGCCGACTTTAATGCGCTTGGGATTAAGCCTACACGAGGCTGGCTGAGTCGAGATCCTAAACAGTGGTGGATGGAAAATACACTTAACACTGTTGATGATCAGCTACAGAAAAGATTCGTTGATGCAAACCGATCACTGCTCTATGGCGTGAGAAAAGGCGCAGGCGAAGCTACGGATTATCAGCGCGGGCAAGCACTGCAAAAGTCCGTCACCGACTATGACGCGGGCTTGAAGGCTAAGGCCGACGATCTTTATCAAGCCGCGCGCAACACCGCCGGCCGAGATATCCCACTCGACCCTCACAAGTTCGTCAACGATACCTCCGTGGAGCTTGATCAGCAGATGCTGGGCTCGAAGCTGCCGGCGGACACTCTGAGCTGGTTCCAGAAAGCGACCACTGGCAAAGAGCCATTTGACATGGGTACCGCAATGCAGCGCCTGCAAGCGCTGAACGGCCGGATTTACAGCACCAATGATCGCGCTGAAGCCGTAGCGCTCGGGATCGTCAAAAAGCATTTGATCAACGCGATCGACAATGGTGAGTCGGCGGCATTCAACCCAGCACCAGGTATGCGCAGTCCCGGTTCGGTCCCTGGCGATTCGAGACAACCGTTCACTGCAGCGCAAATTGGCGGGCAGGCAAGGCTCCCAGGTGCAGCGCAAGGCTCCAGCGAAGGCGGGCTAGTTCCTTTCCAAGGTGGTGTTGGCCCCGTCGGTTCCGGCCAGCCTGGCGAGCAAGCGATCCCGGGCATTGCAGAGGCGTTCCGCTCTGCGCGCGCGGCCGCCGCAGATCGGTTCCGATTCCAGGAAGCCAGCCCATTGATCGAGAAGGTCTTGAAGGGCAGCTACGCACCCGAGGATCTGCCGGACATCGTCGGGAAGATGAAAGTTGATCAGCTCAAAGGCTTATCACAGCTCGAACGTGAGCGTGGTGTACCGATCATGAGTTCGCTGCAGGATGCTGCCCGGGCTTATATCCGCGACTCGGCAACACTTCAGGGGGAAACGGGCGGGTCATTCACAATCAATGGGCTGCGCAAGGCGCTCGACAATATCGGTCCGGAAAAAGGTAAAGCTCTTTTCGGAACTGATGGATGGGCTGAATACCAAAGGGTATTGCGCGCTGGTGGCAACATTATGAATCCACCAATGAAGCCAGCAGGATCTACTACTGCGTCCAATGCATTGCGCTTTATTCAAACGATGCCAAAAATTCCAGGAATCAATGGCCTGCTCAACATGACAGTGACTGCAGCTGGCAAGGCGAAACAAATGGCTGATGTTGGCTCAGCGCTGAATCCGCCATTAAACATGACAGTGCCGAAGCAACCACAATCAAGCTTGCTGCCTCTCCTGACTGGGCCTGGGTTGTTGGGGATTTCCCACCAGTAACAGCTAGTCTTCGTCGGGCTTGGTTAGGACAATCTTCCTGATAAGGCTGCCCTTCGGCAGATACTTTTTGGCAAGGATCGTCAGCCAGTCTTCCAGTTTGACCAGCAGTCGCACGCCGATTAATACGGCACCGATTTGCACTGCCTGCAATAAATGATCGCCAACCATCAACGCCTCCAAGCCAGCCTGGCGCTGGCTTTTTATTGGGATGAAAAAATGCCGCTTCCTTCCTCGATCAATGATCTTTCGACCACGGCTGGCAGCAACAGCCCTGCCGGATCTGAATCGCCATCGCTCATCGACGACTATCTGCGCACCTATGCATCATATATCGCACAGCTGCGCGACGGCGCGCAAAGCAATGCGTTCAACTTTGCAACAGCCGGCGGTTCGGCGAATGCGATCACGGCGACGTACTCCCCGGCGATCACCACGCTCAGCGACAGTACGGTGCTGCTCGCCAAAGCCGCAGCAGTGAACACTGGCGCCGCCACTTTCAGCCCGAACGGACTGACGGCCAAGCCAATTGTCGATCTGTGGCATGGCGCGCTCCAGGGTGGCGAGATCGTCGCCAATGGCGAAATCTGCCTTCAGTACAACTCCAGCGTTGGCGGCGGGTCGTGGATTCTGATTTACAGCTCAGGCATCCCCCAGCAGGCCCCGGCGATTGTTGGTTCGAGCCTGAATATCAGGATGAACATCGCCGCAGCGAGCGCTTCAGGCACGTTGACCGCTGATGAAGTGGTAGTAAAGTCGGCCCTCGGCAGTTATGCCAGGACCATTAGCAACTTCAACAAGACGATCAACCTTGCCACGACCGGTGCCGGCGGCATGGATACAGGCACCGCGCCCGTCAGCGGCTTTGTGGCGCTGTATGCGATTTACAACCCAGGCACTGCAACAGCTGCACTGCTCGCCACCAATGCGACTGCCGCCGCCGCGCCGGCTGTTTATGGCGGGGCGAATATGCCGTCCGGGTACACGCTGTCGGCACTGCTCACCGTGTATCCAACGAATGCGTCCAGCCAGTTCATTGTCGGAGCCGTTGAAGGGGCAAAGGTCATTTTCGGCCCTGTCATCACTGCTACGCAAGGCTCGAACAACAACTCATATACGGCGCAATCGCTTTCAGCAAGCGTTCCAAAAAATGCTAGGAAGATCTGTGGGTATGTAATTCATAGTGCATCATCGTCAGGATCTGTTGTTTCATCTTTTTTGGCCAGCGCCTCGTCAGGAATAGGGGAGAAGGTTCTTGGCGGCGGAAGTGTTGCAACAAACTCAGGGTATAACGAACCGTTCGATGATCTCACGATAATTACAGCGCAAACTATTTATTTCAAAAATACTTCATCTATCGCAGGCCAATCCTTTACACCGTTTATTTCCTCTTACTACATATAGGAAATTCGAAAATGTCCTTTTACGTGAACTTCTTGGATCTTGAACGGACAATCATAGACGCCTACTTTTCATCGGAGCCTGATCCATTCTATTGGCCCAATGCTGGGCTGGTGGAAACCGACGATCCGCGCTGGGCCGTTTTCTATAATGCCCAGCCTCCATTCATTCAAGGCTTTCTGCCAACCCCAACATAAGCGTTGGCTCGCGAACGAAAGGCCGATCTCAGGAAGTTCTGCGCTGGCTTTTCGATCACGAGATGCAGACCAATAGAGGTGCAGACCACTATCGTCAGCATGACGGCCTGCATAATGAGGGCTTCCAACATGCTTGCGTCAGGCCTTAGCAGCTTCATGGTTTTCATGATCAGGTGGATCAGGTAAAACGCGAAAGAAGCCTCGCCGAGCAATATCATTGAGGGCGTCGAAAGGAACCGACTCACAGCGCTGGATTGCACTGCCGCAACACCGAAGATAATGAGCGTGAATGGGATAATGTAGGCGGCATCCCAGCTAAACGGAGAGTAAAAGACTGTTTCGCTGCCCATGATCACAATGAGCCCGGCGATTGAGACAAGGGTGATGACGGTCCAGGTGCTTGAGCTTCTTTGCGTGTCCTTCCAAAAGCGCATGTAGTAGATCGCAGCACAGATGCCGATGGTGAAGTCTATCAGCCGTGACAACGGCGTTCGGTACAGCCACCGGTGCGCCGAACTCGGCTCTGCTGGCATCAGAGCGCCTTTCCCGGTCGCCCAGAAATAGAAGGCAATCGCGAAAGCCGTTGCAGCTAGAATGATCATCAAAGCGATAAGCCTCTTCGCTGAAGCCGTGATTCCCAATAGAGTTAGAATCGGAATAATCAGCGGGAACATCAAATATAGAAATGCTTCAACACTGATGCTCCAGGAAACTGTGTTGTACCCCATCGCCATAAATAAATCGTCATACCATGCTTGTATTGCAAATATATGCGGAACAACGCTTTTGTCTGCTGGCAGGATAAGCCAGAAGTAAAGCAGCATAAATGCATACAGTGGATAGACGCGAGAGAACCGCGCAAAATAAAAGGCGCCTATTTGCGATGTCGGATTTTTCTCAAACTTTTCAAGGTAGTTATAGGCAAGAATGAAACCCGATAAAATGAAAAAGAATGTAACTCCCGCATAACCTGAGTTTTGGACTGTCAGCAGGAAGCCGCTCGATCCAGGTACCACATAGTGTGAAAAGAACACCATGAGCGCGGCGAAGAAGCGCACGCCAGTCAATGCTGGTATCGCGCCGGTTCGATCCATTGAATTCAACATGAGCATCCCTCAATTTTGCGCGCGATTGTACAGGAGAATCATATGCCAATCACTGCACAACAATTACTGCAAATCCTCCCGAACGCCGGCAAGCAAGCCGGCGTTTTTGCGTCTGCGCTGAATTTGGCCATGGATCGGTACCTGATCAACACGCCATTGCGCATGGCGGCGTTCATCGCCCAGGTCGGACATGAGTCTGGCCAGTTCCGGTACGTCCGGGAGCTCGGCGGCGATCAGTACCTGAGCAAGTACGACACCGGCCCACTGGCCAAGCGCTTGGGCAATACGCCAGAGGCTGATGGCGATGGGCAAAAATATCGAGGGCGCGGCCTGATTCAGGTAACTGGCCATGACAACTATCTTGCCTGCAGCAAGGCGCTCTTCGGCGACGACCGCCTGTTGCGCACCCCGGAACTGCTCGAGCAGGCCGAATGGGCGTGCAAGTCTGCTGCGTGGTTCTGGAATTCGCGGAACCTGAACGCCCTGGCAGATGCCGGCGACATGAAAGAGATCACCCGTCGCATCAATGGCGGCTACAACGGGCTCGCTGAGCGAATGGAGTTCTACGACCGCGCACTGAGGGTGCTGGCATGAGCATCTGGCTGCGACTCCTTCCTTATATAGCTGCGGTGCTGCTGGCCCTCGGCGCCCTGTTCGGCGCCTACCACCATGGCGTGAGCGTCACCGACGACAAGTGGCAGGCCGAGTGGGCGAAGCGCGACACACGCGACGAGGCAGCCCTGGCCGCAAACGAGTCTGCCGCCAGGGTGCGCGAGCAATCCTACCAACATGCAATCGACAAGGCGGTTCAAGATGGCCAACGCACGATCGATCAACTCACTGCTGACGCTGCTGCTGAGCGCGCTTCTCGCAACGGGGTGCAGCACGAAGCCGACAGGCTTGCCGCTCGACTCGCAGCCAGTCAGGCCGGCGGCCATTCCTGCACTGCCGCCACAAGCGCGGCAGCTACCCGTGCCGTCATGGTGCTTGCCGACGTGTTCAAGCGCGCTGATGCAAGAGCGGGCGAGCTGGCAGGATATGCTCAGGACAGCCATGCCAGGGGAGTGACCTGCGAGCAGGCGTATGACGAAATTTCGAAAGGAGATGTGAGGTAGGCAGAACGCCAGAGATGGTGATGGGGGAAATCTGGTGCAATCATTCCCCCAAAACATGATTAATCATGTGGAGCGGTGATGCAGCGAAAGCGAGGCCCTGAAGGGGTCCTCAGGAAATGCTACCAATGATCATTAGGGACGAAAACGGATTCGAAATCCGTTGTACCTTCACCGGTACCTAGGGTTCGAATCCCTATCTCTCCGCCATATTTAAAGGCCCCGAGCGCATTTTGCCTCGTGGCCTTTTTTGCATTTGGTTGTAGATTGGGGGAAATCGGGGGGAATTGCTTCTCTTGCGATTCCCCCAAGCACCCGCCAATATTCCGGAATGGCCTCTTACGAAAAGCGCGGAAACGCATGGCGGGCTCAAATCCGCCGAAAGGGATACCCACACCTCAATGCAACCTTCGACACCAAGGCAGAAGCCCAACGATGGGCTGCCGAGATTGAGGGCGATATGTCGCGCAAGCGATTCGTTGACACACGCGAGGCGGAAAGCACCACGCTTGAAGAGGCGCTGACCAGGTACGTCAACGAGGTGAGCGAGTCGAAGAAAGGGTCAGCGCAAGAGAAGGTCCGGGCCAAGAAGTGGCAGAAGTCGGAATGGGGCGCCAAGTCTCTGGCCGCGATCCGCTCCAGCGACATGGCCGCTTATCGCGATACAGAACTGAAGGCCGGGAAGTCTACAGCGACTGTCAGGCTGAATCTGGCACTGATCAGCCACCTTTATACGGTCGCGGCGAAGGACTGGGGCATCCAGGGGCTGAAGAACCCGTGTACGGCCATCCGTATGCCGAAGGGCAGCAAGCAGCGCGAGCGCCGTCCAACCACCGCCGAGCTGAAGGCACTGTACAAGCATGCAGGCGACATCAATGCCGAGCTTCCAGTGATCATTGAGCTGGCGGTTGAGACGGCGATGCGCCGGTCTGAGCTGGTCATGCTCAGAAAAGATCAAATCAGGGGGAAAGTTGCGTTCCTCGAAGACACGAAGAACGGCGAGCGCCGATCTGTCCCACTATCGAAGCGGGCGATGGAGCTCTTGGAGGGATTGCCGACACCGATCGACGGCGGCAGATACTTTCACTTGAAGCTGGATAGCGTGAGCAACTATTTCGCGCTCGCGTGTGAGGCGGCGAAGATCAAAGACCTCCGCCTTCACGACATGCGCCATGAAGCCACCAGCCGCCTTTTCGAACGCGGGCTGTCCATCATGGAGGTTGCGAGCATCACCGGCCACAAGACCCTGGCAATGCTCAAGCGGTATACCCACCTGTGCCCGAACAATCTCGCCGAGAAGCTGGGGTAACATCACGCGACCCCTCGCAGTGTTGGTGGCGTCTGCCGCTTCCTGCCTACCTTCTGAGCCTTGTTCTGCCCATCTCGACATCCACGCAAGAACTCCCGAACGTCCTCCCGTAGCCAGCAATGCCGGCTTCCCATTTTGAAGCCTTTTGGCAACCAATCAACGCCACGGCTCAGGCCCTGGCGCACTGCGGCCTCTGTACGGCCGAGCATCCGCCCCAATCCCTCGATGTAGATAATTTCGGATTCGTCCCCCATCTCAACCCTCCTTGCGAGCAGCGTCTATTTTCTCGATGAGCTCGTCAGCCAGCGCTTCGGCGTTGTTGCGCGACATGCTGCAATCAACCACGCACTGAAGATATGAGCGGCACTCATTGACCAGGGACTTACTTGCCGCCGCCCCATCCCTGAACCCGTCCCGCGCCGCATTGGCCATGTCTACGGCGGTGTAGAGCGGAGTAGGGCCGCCGCGCAGGTGTTCGATCATTGCGGCCTGCTGGGCGCACCGATCCCTCAGTTCGCTCAACTCATCCTCTGCCGCGTCGACCACCTTTTGCGCTTCGTGTTGGTCGATCCAGTTCCCGCATTCCAGCTTCTGGATGCGGGTGCCGGACGGGCTCAGCAAGAACATGTACGCAGGGATCGCGCAGATTTGCTTCCAGTATTTCCGGTTCATGGCTTCACCTTTAACCCAGCGGCTTCGATAGCTTCCACAACAGCATCAGCATCAAAAAGAGTCCCTTCGTCGTCCTTGAAAATTCCAACCTGTTCTGCCGTCCAGTCGTAACGATCTGGCAACTCAATCACCAGCGATTCGCGGGAGGCTTTCCAGCCAATCCAGGCGCAATCGACCCAGCTCACACGATACACGTTGTCGTCAGTCGGGCATTTCGCCAGCAGGATGGTCATGTATTCGTATTTATGTTTGGTGGCGTAGGCGATGGCCCACGTCTCAAACTCTTCCCGCATCTTGTCGCTCATACCATCTTCCTCCGCGCTTCACGCTGCGCCTTGTTCCAGCCTTGGGCCCAGCGTGTCTTTGAATATGGGGTAGGGTCGTTCTCGGCATCGAACGGGTTCTGCTTCAGATCGACTCCGCGCAGGAACGCCGCGTAACCCTGTTCGAACGGGTTGATCTTCTGGCCGTGCAGCTCAGCAGTTGCCATGGCGTTCCACCTCGATACGTTTCTGAATGCCCAACCGATACCCCTCAGGCCGGAGCGCGGCGGTCTTTTCGATATTGGCGATGACCCGTTCAACGCCACCGAAGATCGGGTCTACTTGACGCCCGTCCTTGAGCAATTGATCGGCGTGGTTCCAGCCTTCTCTTTCTTCAATGCGAGACATAGGGATGCTCCGGCCGCTGGGCGGCAAGCAGTGAGTAGTCAGGGAGTTACAACAGAAGGGATGAATCAGCGGACGTAGACGAGATAGAACTAGGCGAGGGCGATCATTTTGCTGACCCATTCAGAGCAGCGGTGGCGTCGAGATAATCGGGGGAGGAATCAATCATAGCCTTCCAGATACCTACCCCATTGATTTGACTTGATCCTGACAGTGACACTTTTAATGCAGCAAGGGCCATCTGGTCAGTTGGTTCAACTGGAACCAGTTTCCAACCGCCAGGCACCACCGCGACCGGCGCTGGCGGGGCGGTGTAAAGTTTGTCGCCAGCTGATGGAAGTGTTTCCCACGCAACATCAACACTCGGGTGCGGGCCAAACATTGTTATCAGCTTCACTTCGCCAACCGGCTGGCGCTCGACGACAGGGGCATCCAGCAGGGCGCGCAGATATTCAACTGATACGAATACCCCTCCGGCCTTGTCCGTGAGATTATCCAAACGCTTGCGCAACTCCCGCGACACGCCGTCAATCGTTGGGTTATTGGTCATGGTCAATTACTCACACTGCAATGCATCGTTGAATGATTCGACTGCCGCATCTGCGCGCCGGCCTCCGAGGCAGAAATAAAGTTCCCAGTCATGAACTGCATCCCAGCAGGCTGGTGGTCTACCAAGGTTCACCCACATCAGTTTGATGGTCGCCATGAATCTCGAGCGCTCACTCATGACTTCCTGCCTCGGGTTTGGGGTTGAGGGCGGTGCTGATGCGGCCTGAAATTTCTGCGCCGACCATGAGCCAAAGACGCGGATCGTCCTGAATATCTCGGCAGATCTGCAAAAGCTCCGCAATGCGCTGCTCGGCGGCGGCAAGTTTCAATTTCATGGTTGTGTTCGTACTTTCCAACGTATCGAACTCATCTTCGAGCCGAGTCACTTCAGCCTCAGCCGTATCGGCGCGTAGGCGTTGGGCGTCGAGGTCGGAAGCGCAGCGAGTGTTCCACATATCGGCGTGATCCTGCTCCCGCTCACGAAAGTCACGGGTGATAGGGCCAATGACAGAGCACCGATGCACGAAGCTGTATATCTCGTGCTTGAAATGCTTGGTTATTGTCGGCAGCTCGCCGCAGAACGGGCACGGCAGTAATTTCACATCATCCATTTTTCAATAACCCATTGAATAAGCTGCGGCCAGCCGGAGCAGGCCAGGGCGATAAGGCAGTAGGTGTAGGTGGTCATTTGCATCCAGCCTTATCGAGCGCCGCCTCGCGTTTTTTGATCTGCTCGGCGCGCTTATTCAGGTCCGATTTCTGGGTTTCAATCAGCAACCTGCCCTGTTCAATAGCGACTTCCTTTGTCGGGAAAACCTTTGTGCAGTGATACCACTTGCGCTTTTCAGTAATAAGCCAGTCGCCGCTAGAACTTTCAGTGAAAACAACTTGTTTCGGTGAAAAGCTCGGGGTAAGCACCCAAGCCGAGTAAGGGAATGTATTGCTCATGCGGTCATACTCCAGTTAACCCCGTCCTTCGCCCGCTGATCGCTAAGCTTGGCAAGGTGTGCGCCGTAAAGTCTGATGCCGATGACGGCGAGGGTAATTACGGTCAGCCAGAAAAGGGCAGCGATGGATAGCAGGAACAACACTGCCGAGATCATGTCGAAGCCCTCTCGGCCCTGAGCCGCGCCTGAAACGTTGAGCGGTGGAAGCCGGTCTTGTACTCGACGTCGATCCAGCGCCGGCCCTGAGCGCGCATATCGAGCGCCAAGCTCATGTATTCGTCAGTCACCAGCCTTGGCCGGCCGCCGTGATTGCCGAGGATCACGCCGGCTGCGTTCAGATATCGAACGACCGTAGACTCGGAGCAGCCTGCTGCATCGGCGATCGCGTAAACCTCATGCCCTGCTGCGTGCATCGTGAAAATCAGCTCGATCGAGTCAGGCGACAGTTTCGCTGTCATGGCTATTCCTCCGAGCGTGCTCTTGTTGGCGGGCTTTGCTGCACTTGTCGTGGCGGCCTTTGGTGCGCGGGCGGTGACAGATCTCGCACTCGAAGTGCAATTCCAAATAGCCAGCCTTAAGCTTTCCTTTGGATGACATGAGGCCTCCTAGGATTGGATTATTTGGAAAGGGTTTTTGCGCGCCTCTTCGACCACGCAATCACGTCAAGCACCGCGCTTTTGCTGAACACGCTGCGCTGCTTGTAGTAGTCGATCGAGTCCCGGGCTACGCTGAAGCAAATGCCCTCTGGATACTTCAGCTTGCGCAGTTCGTCGTGAACGTTTTTTTCTATGAACTCAAACGGAGTCATATCGCCACCCATTCGTTTTTGCCGTTGTAGAAGCCTCGCCACTCCCCGAGCCTGAACACCAAGGTCCCAGGGGTGCAGAGCCATGCGCGAGAGATTGGCCCGCCATCGAGCCGGAAGCTTTTCTTGGTCGCGCTCAGACGGCGCTTGCGGATTCGCGTTCGTGACAGATCGATCCGCCGGATTCGGATTAGAGCCATGTTGAATTCCAGTCAGGCGCCGCCCTCCGAAGACCGGATGCAGCAGGTGGGAAGGGGTTACTGCTTCGTCGCTTTCGGGAAGAAAGCCGGCTTCGAAAAAGCCTTTGGATAGTCGATGTTGAACTTATCGAGTAGGCGGATGAAGTTTCGGTAGGTCGAGCCGATTTTCTCTCGTGCCTGATTGCGTGTCAGGCCACGCTTTTTGGATGCGAGAATGCTTTCGGCGTCATTAGCATCACGGGCCTCGTCTGGCGTGCGGCTCCTGAAGTTCTTGTAGTCGGCGCTGCTGACAGGGATGAACTTGAAGCCGCCTTTCTTGGCGATACGAAACAGTGTTCCACGGTTGATTCCTGTTCGCTCCATTGCTTCGGCCATGGTGGAGGTCGAGGCGATTTCGCGAATCCGATCGATCTCTGCCTGCTTTTCGGCGGCGCGTGCCTTGGCACGTTCCTCACGTTCGATTTCGCGGCGTGCGAACTTGTCGAACCATGGTTCTACTGGCTTCTGCACCGGCTTGGCCACTTTCTTCCGTGGCGGAGGCTCATGCCTGGGATCTTTAGGCTTGAAACTCGGCCCAGCCAGCACCTCAATAGTCCCTCCGTTTTCGAGCCATTCTGCTTGTAGCAGGGCCAGCTCATGACGCATTGGGTCTAGCTCCTTGACCATGTTCAGATCGTTGCTGATGTAGGCGTTCATGCTGCACCTCTCATTCGGCCCCGCATTTCCTGTTCCAGTTCGGCCAGCTCTTCCAGAAAGGCCTTTATCTCGGCTTCCATCTCGGCGATGCGCTTGTCGTCGCGCTCGAAACGGAAGCAGGCGTACTGCAGTTCTTCTGGCATGCGGTCGTCGAAGCTGACGAAATCGACCCATGCACGCCCGGTACAGGCCATCTGAGCCAGCATCTGCCACTCGTATTGACTGTCGTGTCGGCCGGCCTGGATCACTGCGATATGGGTTGCGGTATGTGGGCATTTAATCTCGATCAACCCTTCAGCGCAGACAACGCCATCAGGCGATGCCGCGAACCCGGAGATGGCCGGATGGTCGATCAGGCCGATTTCCTGAATCATCAGCCCCTTGTCGATTTCGTAGGCTGAGCGCGCCACTGGCTCCAGTTCGGTGCCGCGCTGAACCGCAAGATTGCGCGACAGGTCGGGGCCGCTCTGGTTCCCAGTCAGGCGCTCACAGAGCAGGTCCATCATGTAGTTGCGCCGGGTGGCCGATGGCTCCTTGCCTCGGCCCTTGGTCATCACGTCTTTTACTTTGCTGGCCGTGACTTTTCCCAAGCGCGCGCGAATCCACTCTTCAGAACCTTGAATCAGATTACGTGGTTCCATGACTTTCTCCGGCAAACATCGCTGATGGTCGTGTAATCAACCCCGAAAATTTCGGCAATCGCACACGCTGTGTGCGTGGCCCGCATAGAACGAATCTTGCGGACCGACTCTTCGTTCAAGACCGAGTTTGCACATCTTTCCCCGTATACATGACGGCCCTTTTCGACCTTGTCGTCGTTGTTTTGCTTGCCGGTGCCGAGGAACAGGTGGGACGGGTTGCAACAACTTGGGTTATCGCATCGATGGCAGATTTGTAGGTCAGTCACTAGTTGGCCAGTACCGAGAAAATAGGCAATTCGTGGCGCTGGATGATGCCGACCCTGGTACCAGAATGCGCCATACCCCTCTCGCTTATTCCTGACACATGCGACCCAAGGCCAGCACTCGCCATCTTCGCCTTTTTCCACTTTTGACCAGAACCGAATATCCAGTGGTGGTACATTCTTGGCTCTGGCCATCCGCGCCAAAACTGCAGCTTCATTTCTGGTCATCTGCCACTTCCTCGAATTCAGCCTCCACCGGCTCGGACAATTCCTTCTTGCGGTCGTCCTTGGCCTTGGTGAGTGCGGCGCGCTCTGTTGGAAGATCTTTCCACGCCGCCGTGAACGCCGCTTGCAGCTCTTCCATCGACTGGGCGTTACGGATGGCTTCAAGGGCCGGCGCCGAGTCGGCAGAAGCCACTGTGGCATCATTGGTGACGATCCGCTCGGCCTCGTCTTGGTCGTAGATGCCGGCGAAACCGAACGCCAGACGCGCGCACTGGATCATGGCTTTGTGGCGCAGCATACGGCGCGGGTGCGACTGCCACGGCTGCGTTCCGCGCTTGCATTCGGCCATGTACTCGGTAGCGCTGATGGCATGGCCACGGTCCTTCCGGTAGATCTTGCAGGTGCACTCGGTGCCGTCCTTGTCCATGGAGAACTCCATGCCATCGAATGCCGGGTTTTCGTTGATGATCCGCGCCCAGCCGTCAACACCTACGACTGGGACGATTCCGCCCTTGTCCGGGAAGGCGTAGATCTCTTTCGTCCACGGGTTCAGGCCGTACTGATCGGCGACAATCATCAGCGCTTGCATCTGCGCGTCGGTCACGTTTCCTTTGAACGCGGTGGCTTTGAGGGTTGCCAGCATCTCGCCAGGGTCAACGCCGAAGCGCTCGGCCATGCGGGCGGAAAGGCTTTTCGGTTTCAACGGTACAACGCCTTGGTTTTGTGCAGACATGACGGTTCTCCCCGCCATGCAGGCGGCGTGTGAGTTCGGGTTATTGAGTGAGATTTAGCGCAGGCTGAGCAGCTTCTGCGTCATGCGCGTGGCGCTGTCTTTGCCGCCGTGCTTGTCAGGGTGGCAGAGCTGTAGGAGGGTCTTGATTTCTTCATCGCTGAATTGCGACGGCTGTGTCGTAGATTCAAGAAACGCCTCGCCGCCCTTTGCGTTGATGCGCTTTACCAGGGCGTTCCATTTCTCGACCTGAGCCGCGTATTGAAAGCGCAGTGTCAGAAACTCCATTTCCAGCTTCTTGTACTTGCTGCTGCTCACAAGCATCGCTGTTCTCCTTGGTGATTTATTGCGTGATTCGGTCAGCGAGTGCGCTGGCGAGCATGAAGAAGGTGAAGATGGCGAGGACTGGGAAGCTTCCGCGCCAGAGGAGTAGGCGACGGGTGCGCTGGTGGCTTGTCATCTCTCGCCCCTTGCAATGAAATTCGCCATCTCGGCTGCAACCATTGGCAGGAACTGTTGAGCCATGCGGTTCTTGTCTCGGCGCAGGCTTTCCCATGCTGATGCGCTAACGGCGTAGAAGCGTTTCCCGTCCGGCGTATCCAGCATGATATGAACTCTCCCTGTGATACGGTCGCGCTCCACACTTGCAGTCACCATCGAGAGGTTATAAACGGCATGCTCGACCAGTGAGCAAAGCTCGTCGCCATCGATGAACATGAGCGTTTCGGTGGCAATAGGTTTTGGGAGTCGGTAGATGTCGAAAACTCGATCGACAGCGCGGCGCACTGGAGGAAGACCGAAAAAGCGCTCTCCAAGCTCGCCTGCAACCGTCCGCATCGCAGCCGTCAGCGTTTCGATTTGCTGGCGCTGTCTGCCAAGCAATGCCCTATCAATTTCATGGGCCGTGACGTACTTATTGACCTCTTCCCGCAATGCGCGCCGTTGGTTTCGTCCGAAGCGCTTGCTCATTTCGTCACCGCCATAACTGGTATGCTTCGAGGCTCGCCGCTCTCCTTGAACAGGCTGTACTGAAGCATCAGGACGCAAAGACCGAAGGCGAGAATCCAGAAGAGTGGTTTCATGGGTTGCCTCCCCAGTATTTGATTGGGATGAAGGTGTAGTTCATCTCGTCATGCTCAACGACGCGCCAGTATTCGAGGTCGATGCGGTTGAGCAGTTCTTGGAAGGTGTAGTGGCGGGTGGCGTGGATTTTCATGTTGTCTTCACCTCGTACGCCACAGTCCACTCACCGCACAGGCAGGCCCGGCGCGACCATGCGTGAACGTTTTCAATGCCAGCGTCGTAGGCCAGCGACAGCGCGCCGAGCCAAGATTTATGCGTGAAAGCAAGAGTCATGCTGTTCATGGCGATTACCCTCGCGGTTACGCACAGCAATTCGCCGCACGCGCTCGCAGTAGTGTTTGAATTCGTCTGAGTCGATGGCGTGAACAGAGAAGTAGCTCACGATCATCGTTTCGGCCTTGGCTTCGGCGATGTCGCCTTGACCTGGAAGCAGCATCGTTCGGATGGCTGACTCGATGGCCTGAATGGCGATGGCGTGGTTGTTCATAGATCCGCATCCTCTGCCTGAGCAATCAGCGCATCGTCTACGAGCGGCTGCAGCAGCTTTTCAGCGATTTCGCCGAGCATTCCGAGGGGATGCTCGCTATGGCCAAGAAGCTCGGCTATGGCGTTCTTGTCTGGACTTGCCCAGCCAATGGAGATGAGCAGGTTCCCCAGCGCCGGGGAGTCGACTTCGCAGTTGGCCAGGCGGCTATTCACATGCTCATCTACGGCCAGCGCGAACTGCTGCATGGTCACACCTTGTGGTGCACACATGCGGCGCTGGAATTTCACGTCACGGCCGAACAGAACAAGCCCATCAGCCTCTTCATAAAGCCAATCAGCCCGCGCAAACTCTTCCGGCGTCTCACTCACTGGAGGCGGCAACTTCGCGTCGTGCGCGGCCTGACAGATATTCAGTCTTGCGTTCATGGTCGCCTCCAGAATGGCGGGGTTATTCGATGGCTTTGTTGATGGCCGCTCGTAGTCGCATCATTTCCTGAAATTCAATGTCTTCAACCGTGTCACCGATGCCGGGAACGTAGTTGAATGAATCAATGAATTTCCCCCACGCTTCGCAGACTTCCTCAGCCGCCTTGAGTAAGTCAGGCGCCGCATGAACTAGCTTGGCGTCTTCAGGCGACATGAAAACAGAAGCTCCGTCGATTGTGCTGGTGTCCTTGTTGAAAATCGGATGAGGCATGCTAGATCCGGAGCGAATTTCAAACCGTTGAACGGCGAAATTGCTGTCGGATATATGCCTTAGAACCCAAGGACCGGGGGTGTGCTTGAATTCGCGCATGGCAATCTCCTAGGCGATATACCCGCCCGGCATAGTGACAACGACCTTCTTGGCCACAGGGTTATCCATGCCGCACTTGGCGCAGTGGTGGACGTCGGGGCGTGGCTTGCGGGGGAGTGGTGGGGTTGTGCGTTTCATGGCTGGCTACTCGTTTGAGCAATAAAAAAGCCGACTCGAAAGCCGGCTTTACCTTCCCTACGAAACGGCCGGGCCCATGAGGGGTCGGGTCGCTGGCTGTCTGTTACATGGCTGCAAATCCTCCGCGTTGAGTTGAAGCAATAGGAAACTGCATTGGAATGTCGGTCCTGACCAAGATGCCTAACTACGTCCGCCCGTTCGCATACAAACAGTTGGCTTGGATCAGCTTTTTTCATGGGGCGCCGACATTCCGATGCAGTCTCTCTAAACGAGTTTCCCCAGAGAGATATCGGGCCGTTGCGTACGGCGGACGACGGAGCGTTAGACTTTGACGAATTTGTTGTTATCGTCCAGGCGGTAGGCAACATAGGGCTCGATGCCATCCTCGCCAACATAAGCGTTGTAGGTGCGATACCGGTCAGTATTTCCGCACCATTTGCGCACGCGCAGCTCTGCCTTCTCGCCGCCAGTCAGCGTGGAGCGGTCGCCGCCAGTCAGCGTGGAGTCGTCGCCGCCAGTCAGCGTGGAGTCGTCGCCGCCAGTCAGCGTGGAGCGATCGCCGCCAGTCATCGTGGAGCGGTCGCCGCCAGTCAGCGTGGAGCGGTAGCCGCCAGTCAGCGTGGAGCGGTAGCCGCCAGTCAGCGTGGAGCGGTCGCCGCCAGTCAGCGTGGAGCGGTCGCCGCCAGTCAGCGTGGAGTCGTCGCCGCCAGTCAGCGTGGAGCGGT